GCATCTAACATCATCACTGCTGCTTCAATTCGCAAGACTGTTGCTAAGTTGCGTGGTAACAAGGCTGTTGCTCGTAAGGGTAGCATGTACTGGGCTGGTATTCACCCTGAAGTTTCTCACGACCTTCGTGCAGAAACTGGCGGTGCTGCTTGGCGCGACCCACACAACTACAACGAATCAGGTAACATCTGGGCTGGCGAAATCGGTTCATTCGAAGGTGCTTACTTCGTTGAGTCTCCTCGTCTGTACTCTGCTTCAGATGGTGCTAGCACAACTGCTGCTGCTGTAACGACTTCTTCGTTCTCAGCAACAACTGGTGCTACATACACTCCAACTGCAGGACACTCTCTTGTTGTTGGCGATTATGTAACCATCAGTGGTTTCACTGGTAGTGCTATCGTTCACAATGGTACTTGGAAAGTTACTTCAATTTCTACCACTGTTTCGTTCACTATCGCTGGTGACACAAGCACTGTTGCTTCTGCAGGAACTGGTCTTTGGGCTAAGTCAACCAAGGTATACCGCACGTTCCTATGTGGTCAGCAGGCTCTTGCTGAGGCTGTTGCCGAAGAACCACATGTGGTTATCGGTCCAGTTACAGACAAGTTGAACCGTTTCCGTCCAATCGGTTGGTACGGTGTTCTTGGTTTCTCTGTATACCGTGATGAGGCTCTTTACCGCATTGAGTCTTCTTCTTCTATTCAGGTTTAATTAACCATAGAATCTCATCACCAAATCATATTATGGGTTTGGTGATGGGGTTAGTTGGCTAACTAAAGGAATCTTATGTATCTGTTCACTCCACCTACTGTAAAAGAAGGACCTGCTGGTTTGGGTGCTTTGTTTTACCGTTATGGTTTATTGCGTGGGATTAGTCTTTTGAAGATTGATGGATACTATTATCAGGTTCGTACTCCTTCTCAGGATGAGATTGCTGAAGCCGAAATCTTTTATCAGGGTGGACATGTTTATACTGTGTCCGATGATGAGGCTAATGACCTCATTGATGCTGGTTACGAAGTGACGGCTTTGTAATGACTGTCCAAGAAATTGCATCCGTCGTTGGAATTATCTCAACATCTATTACCATAATTATTGTACTTGGAAAATGGTTAGTGGTGTTACCTTTGAAGAATTTTATTGCAGAACAAACCCATCCTATTCAACCTCATGCCAATGGTGGCAGGTCTTTGTCGGATGTGGCTAGAACAACTATTGAAATTAAGACTGCACTTGAAAGATTAGCACATCAGGTGGACAAAATTGAAGACCGTTTGGATACTCACATTGAACAACATGTTAAGGGTGAAGCATAGTGGAAACTGGTAATTATAATATTACTGCTCGTCAGGGTTCAACCTTTAATTTGAACTTTACTATTGATACGAATGGAACTGTCTGGAACCTTACTGGCTACACTGCTGCAATGCAGGTTAGAAAGGCTACAACGTCCTCTACAGCCATTTTGAGCCTAACCAGTACCTCTGGTATCACTTTGGGTGGTGCTGCTGGCACAGTGGCTGTGACGGCTTCTGCGAGCACATTGGCTGCTCTCCCTGCTGGTACTTGGGTTTATGACCTAGAGTTGACTTCTGGCAGTAGCATAGTGTATGCTGTATTGTCGGGTAAGTTTATCATCAAGGCTGAGGTGACTAAATAGTGGCTACCAATATTACTATTGATGAGACTATTACTAATGTAAGTATTAGTGGGGTTGCTGAAACCACTCCAGCCTACACTACTATTACTTTGTCTAATGAGCAAGGTGCACAGGGACCTACTGGTGCTACTGGTTCCATAGGTGCAACAGGTGCAACTGGTGCTACAGGAGCAACTGGTTCTAGTGGTGTTATTGCTGTAACTTCACCAATAACAAATAGTGGAACTTCAACTTCTGCGACTATTGGCATTGACCAAACCGCTTTAACAATTGCTCGTAGCCAGGTTACAGGTACGGCTTTAACTTCAGCAAGCACTGGCTTTGTCAGTGTAATGGACTATGGTGCTATCGGTGATGGTACTACAGATGATACTACAGCAATTCAAAATGCTATCAATGCTTGTCCTGCTGGTGGTATCGTTCGTTTGCCTGCTAAAACTTTCCGAGTAACAGCACCAATTATTTTGCTACCCACAATTACTCTTGAGGGTACACATGGTAACAGAATTTTTTATGATTCTTCACCTACAAGTACACCACAACCTTCAATGATTAAGGCTGCTTCCACTTTTAGTGGTGCTGCTATTATCCGAATGTTGGACAAAGAAGAAGGTGGATACTCTAACGAGTCCACTGGTCAACGAATAACTAATCTAACCATTGACGGTTCTGCTATCGCTTCAGGTGTTATTCGTGGTATTTATGCTACTGGCAATGTTCGTGAAGTTATTATCCACAATGTTGCTGTACAGTTTATGCCACATAATGGTATTGCTGCAGGCAACTACACTCGTACAGATTCCAGTGTGCAAAAACCTTACTCTTGGTATGTTACCGAAACTATCGCTAGGTCTTGTGGAAACTTTGGTTTCTCTGTAGGCAGTATGACTGACTCTAACTTTGTTAGTTGTCAATCTTTATACGCTGGTATTTCTGGCTGGTTTGTTTCAAACACGGCAAACTCTGTATTTACGAACTGTCGTTCCGAATGGTCAGGACAACATGGTTTCTATGTAACTGGTTCTTGGGGAACTTCCCCTGCAGGTTCAGGTGGCGCAGTATTCACTGGCTGTACAACTGACAGAAATAACTACAATGGTTTCTTTGTTGATGCCACAGGCAATGGTCCCATAACCTTCAATGGTTGCTACGCTCGTCGTGATGGTCGCAACGGTGGTTCTGGTGGTGGTTCTTACGCAGGATTCAAAGCATCTTCTGCCACTGTTCCTGTTTTAATTGATTCGTTCATAACTTACCCTGGAAACAATGATGATTCTTCTGGTACTGTTTCACCGCAGTACGGTGCAAGTTTTGACGGCAATAGTTATGTAAGTATTTCTGGTGCTTCGTTCCTTCATGGTGTTACTACTGGTTTCCATGATGGCGGTAGCAATACTGTTTTACGTCGTGGACCTAACATTGGTGAGCGTACTGGTTCTTCATCTTCGCCAACTAATGTGTACCAAAACAACTGGTCTATGGATAGTAGTTCTAATTTAACCACTAATGGCACTATTACTGCTAACTCTTTTTCTGGACCATTGACAGGTAATGTTACTGGTAATGTTTCAGGTACTTCTGGTAGCACAACAGGTAATGCCGCGACTGTCACTAATGGTGTTTACACAACTGACACTGGAACTGTCACTTCAACAATGATTCTTGACGGAACTATTGTTAATGATGACATTAATGCTTCAGCCGCTATTGCGGATACGAAACTAGCAACCATTTCTACTGCTGGTAAAATTTCCAATAGTGCAACTACTGCTACTAATGCAAATACTGCTAGTGCTATTGTTGCTCGTGATGCTTCAGGCAACTTCACTGCTGGTACTATCACCGCCAACATAACTGGCAATGTTTCAGGAACTTCAGGCAGTACAACTGGTAATGCTGCTACTGCAACAAATGTGGCTGCTTCAGGTATTACTGGAACAACACTGGCATCCAATGTTGTCACTTCAAGTTTGACCACTGTGGGAACTATTGGTTCAGGCACTTGGCAGGGTTCTGACATTGGTATTCTTTACGGCGGAACAGGACATGACTACGGTTCACCGCTTGTTGGAAAAGCGGTTCTTGTTACTTCACCAACTAAGGCAACAAACGACACAACTCCTGAAGCGGTGTTCAGAACTTCTGCTGGTGTGATTCAGTATTTCAATGTCGAGGCTGACACAACTTATGCGTTTGAAGGAATGTTGCAACTAAACACAAAAGCATCTGGTACGGCTGCGGCTCCAAGATTAAGTTTGATTTATGTGGCAACTGGTTCAACCAGCACATTGACCGAACAGTCTGCTCGCTTTATTTACAATAGCAACAGAACCGCAACAACTTTCAATGGTTCTGGTGGTGCCACCGCTGCCAACACAAACTCTGACGACTCATTGACTGCAACAGCAGCAACGACCTACCACATAAACTTCCGAGGGTTTATCCGTACCAATGCCACAACTGCTGGTCGAATAAACTTGGGCGCAACTCAGTCTGTCGCTGGCACTTCGGCTGCTCCTGATTTCATTCTTGGTTCGTTTATGAATGTCTACAAGGTTGGCAGTGGCGCAACTAATACTCTTGGAAACTGGACTGCATAATGAAACGTAACCCTAACTGTCGCACAGGATGCAAAACACAAGACCATGAGTCTTACGGTGACTGCCTACAAGCATCAAACATTGCTATAGATAAAACTAGTCTGAAAGTAAAAATGTGACCCACAGCCATACAGCCAAAATAGTTAAATGGGGATTAGACGAGAACATCAACTACAAGCCAGTCTTGTTTGGTTGCACTAGTTGTGATGAAACATTTAATGAATCACCTAGTCATGGTTTGGAAAGCAAGGAACACACACATACTTCATATGTGGATGGTTGTTTTACTTGCAAGATTGAGACCCTTCAACTTGGAACAGGTGATGCTAATAGCGGTCTGGTTGCTAATGGTTGGACACAGAAACGTTGGGATAAAGAACTGGACTTGTATAAGTCTGCAAGAAAGCAGGGCATTCAACCCGACGGAACTAGTACAGCAAAAATCCAGAAGGCTCTGGACATTAGTGAAAAGACAGGTGTCGCGTATGGCAGTTAGTAAGAAGAAGGCAGTCAAGAAGGTTGCCAAAGTTATGCATGAGTTTAAGGCTGGGACTTTGCATACTGGTTCTAAGAAGGGACCGATTGTTAAGTCTCGGAAGCAGGC